GACAGTATGGTCGGGATATCTTTAAGTGAGATGTTGTCTAGCAGGTGGCTACGTGGGTTCCGATTTGGACGAGAAAGAAGAGCCCAAGATGTTTAAGTCAAATCGGGGTAAGGGATACTACTAAATGGCTATCGACAAGGCACTGAACCAAGCCCCGCTTGGGCTAAGCCCCCAAGACCTCGAAAACATGGAGCCCGATCTGGAAATTGAGATCGAAGACCCGGAGAGTGTCAAGATCAAGACCGGGGACATGGAGATCGAACTCGAACCCGGTGACGAGGGTGACGACGAGTTCAACGCTAACCTTGCCGACGAGATGAACGAGAAGGAACTGACTAGCCTAGTAGGTGATCTACTGGGTGAGTTCGACGAAGATATTAGCGCCCGTAAGGACTGGATTCAGACCTACGTGGACGGCCTTGAGTTGCTTGGTTTGAAGGTCGAAGACCGCACCGAGCCGTGGCCGGGAGCGTGTGGTGTCTACCACCCTCTGCTATCCGAAGCGCTGGTCAAGTTCCAAGCTGAGACCATGATGAGTACGTTCCCCGCCGCTGGTCCGGTTAAGACCCAGATCATCGGTAAGGAGACCACGGAGAAGAAAGATGCTTCGGTTCGTGTCGCTGCTGACATGAACTACCAGTTGACCGACGTGATGGCTGAGTACCGCCCCGAACATGAGCGGATGCTGTGGGGCTTGGGTCTGTCAGGTAACGCCTTCAAGAAGGTCTACTACGATCCGAGCCTTTCTAGGCAGGTGTCGATGTACGTGCCCGCTGAGGATGTCGTCGTTCCGTATGGTGCCAGTAATCTCCAGTCTGCTGAACGTGTCACGCACGTCATGCGCAAGACACCCAACGAAATAAAGAAGCTACAGGCTGCTGGCTTCTATCGGGATGAGGACCTTGGTGATCCGAACAATACGTTCGACGAGGTCGAGAAGAAGATCGCGGAGAAGATGGGCTTCCGGGCTTCGTATGATGACCGCTTCAAGATTCTTGAAATGCACATTGACGTTGACCTGCCCGGGTTTGAGGACAAGGACGACGACGGCGAAGAGACAGGCATTGCCCTGCCCTACGTCATTACAATCGAGAAGGGCACAGAAACCGTTCTAGCTATTAGAAGGAATTGGCATTCAGATGATAAAAGCAAGCGCAAGCGCAATCATTTTGTTCACTACTCTTATATTCCGGGTTTTGGTTTCTACGCTTTTGGCCTTATTCATCTCATTGGCGCTTTTGCTAAGTCTGGCACTAGCATTATTCGTCAGCTTGTTGATGCTGGTACCCTGTCAAACCTTCCGGGTGGTTTCAAGACTCGCGGACTTCGTGTCAAAGGAGACGACACGCCTATTGCACCGGCTGAGTTCCGGGACGTAGACGTTTCGTCTGGTACTATTAAAGATAACATTATGACGCTCCCGTATAAGGAGCCGTCTCAGGTCCTCTACACTCTTCTAGGCACCATTGTTGACGAAGGCCGTAGATTCGCTGGCGCTGCTGATTTGCAGGTTAGCGACATGTCCGCCAATAGCCCGGTGGGTACGACGTTGGCTATTTTGGAGCGGACTCTGAAAGTAATGAGCGCCGTCCAAGCGCGCATTCACTACTCCATGAAGCAGGAGTTCATCCTGCTGCGTGATATCATCCGCGACTACACCCCTGAGTCCTACGACTACGAACCCGAAGATGGCACGCCGCGTGCCAAGAGGGGCGACTACGATCTCGTCACTGTAATCCCGGTGTCCGACCCCAACGCTGCCACCATGGCACAGAAGGTTGTCCAGTATCAGGCAGTGATGCAGTTGGCGCAGGGTGCGCCGCAGCTGTACGACTTACCCTACCTGCACCGGGAGATGCTTGAAGTCTTGGGCATCCAGAACGCTAATAAGCTTGTCAAACTGGACGAAGACCAGAAGCCGCGTGATCCCGTCAGTGAGAATATGTCGATCCTCAACGGTAAGCCGGTCAAGGCGTTCATTTATCAAGACCATCAGGCACATATCACGGTCCATCAGGCCGCGATGCAGGACCCCAAGATTGCGCAGATTGTCGGGCAGAACCCGCAGGCGCAGGCACTTATGGCCGCTGCCATGGCTCACATTCAAGAGCATCTGGCGTTCGAGTACCGTAAGCAGCTCGAAGAACAGGCTGGCGTGCCATATCCCGGCCCCGACGCCGAGATGGACGAGGATACAGAGGTCCAGATTTCTCGTCTGGCTTCCGCTGCCGCGCAGCAACTGCTCCGGAAGAACCAAGCTGAATCCGCGCAGCAAAAGGCGCAGCAGATGCAGCAGGACCCGCTTATCCAGATGCAGCAGAAGGAACTCCAGCTCAAGGAGAAGGAAGTGGGCATCAAGGGTCAGAAGCTCATGGTCGATGGCGCAACCGCCAAGGACAAACTGGACCTCGAACGCGAACGTCTCGCCGTTCAGGAACGAATCGCTGGCATGAATGTCGGTGCAAAGATCGCCACGGATAAGGCCAACCTGTCTGCCAAACAGCAGGAAGCGGGTCTTCGTATGGGCGTCGATATCGCTAGGGAGATGGCTCAGGAAGCCCGAACCACAGCGCAAGGAAGTAAACCAGAGGAGACTGAATGAGTAACGATGTACTGAAATTTCTTTCAGACAAACTAAAAGACGAACGCCTGCATCTGTCCGAAGACATGTCCATGGGTAAAGCCAAGGACTTCGGAGACTATAAGTACGCCTGCGGAATTATCCGGGGGCTGCTTCTTGCAAACAATATGATAATCGAAACCGCAGAAAGGTTGGAAAATTCAGATGACTGAACTTCTCGTCGGCTCAAACCCCGACAATTTGGAAGACACTACCGTACTACCCGATACCCCCGAACTTAAGGCCAAGCAGCTACCGGACCCGTCTGGGTATCGTATGCTGTGCGCTATCCCTGAAGTGGATGCCAAGTTTGATAGCGGCCTTCTGAAGGCTGATATAACCGTCCACTACGAAGAGCTCCTTACTACGGTCCTATTTGTGATAAAAATGGGCCCTGACTGTTACAAAGATGCAACACGTTTCCCCAGCGGCCCTTGGTGCAAGCAGGGGGACTTTATCCTTGTGCGTCCCCATTCCGGTACCCGACTGAAGATTCACGGGCGTGAGTTCAGGATCATCAACGACGATTCCGTGGAGGGCATTGTTGAAGACCCTCGCGGTATCAGCAGAGCCTAGGAGGCACAAATGGTTGATAATACTAAGGAAAAGGACGACTTCGAATTTGAAGTTGAGAACGAAGCCCCGGCAAATGCCAAGGGGGCTAAGCCAGAAATCGACATCGAAATTGAGGATGACACTCCGGTAGAAGACCGGGGTAAGACCCCGATGCCCAAGGCTCTGGTTGACGAGCTGGAGGCCGACGAGCTGGAGGAATACTCCGACAAGGTCAAGACCCGACTTAAGCAGATGAAGAAGGTCTGGCACGATGAACGCCGGGAAAAGGAAGCTGCTGTCCGCGAACAGCAGGAAGCCGTTAGCCTCGCCCGCCGTGTCGTCGATGAGAACCGTCGCCTGAAGAGCACCCTCCAGCAGGGTGAGCAGATGCTGGTCGATACCTCCAAGAACTCTGCGGAAATGGAGATGACTGCGGCACGGAAAGCCTACAAGGAAGCCTACGAAGCCGGGGACTCGGACAAGGTTGTCGAGGCTCAGGAAAAGATGACAGACGCTAACTACCGCCTGCATCAGCTAAAAAACTATAGGCCTACTTTACAAGCTCCAGAACCTGAGGTAGAACTACCTCAGACGGTGCAACAGACTTCCGTCTTAGATGCTAAAACCCGTGCGTGGCAAGAGCGCAATACGTGGTGGGGCAACGACGACGAGATGACCGCTTCCGCCTTGGGGCTGCATCAAAAGTTAATTAGGCAAAACGGCGACAAGTTCGTCGGTACTGACGATTATTGGCAGCGTGTTGACGAAACAATGCGCCGCCGTTTCCCGGAGTATTTCGGGGAAGAAAAACCGACGAACGGGGGCGGCAAGCCCGTTACGCGCACCGAAACCAAGCCAGCCACAGTAGTTGCTTCGGCCTCTCGCAGTACGTCCTCCAAAAAGATCGTACTGAAACAATCGCAAGTTCTACTTGCGAAGAAGTTAGGTTTAACCCCTGAGCAGTACGCCCGGGAATTGAGAAAGTTGGAGAACTAAAATGGCTGAGACTAGACTTGCACGCGAACTTGAAAGCCGTACCCAGACCGAGCGTCCCAAGATGTGGCAACCGGCTTCGGCCCTGCCCGAACCGGACAAACAGCCCGGATATGCGTACCGGTGGATTCGTGTTTCGAACCTGAATGTAGCCGACCCGAGCAATGTATCTGCGAAGATGCGCGAAGGTTGGGAACCAGTAAAGGCCGAAGAAC